CCACGTCGCCTTTTGACCCACCCCCCAAAAAAGACACGAGGCCGCACGAGCGAAGCGAGCATGCCACGGCGTGACCTGCGCCCAGTCTGCGCACGTACCTACGGAATCCGGATTCTCCACCCACGAATTCTGGGTCGAAATTACATCCGTTTGTGCAAAGTCATTCCAGTTTGAAAAAGTTACAACCGTTTCTTGAATCGAGGATGCGTTTCGCATTTCGATTGAACGAAGCCTGCAATGGAAAAGGGTTAGTGCGTGCGGGGCGCTACAGCTCGGGGTTCTCTGGGGGAAATTAGCCTTACTCGCCATCGTTGCCCTTCGAATGATCCTCTGCCTCATTTGTCATTTTGATTTCAGCAGTTTGTGTTTGTGTTTAGACTGCGGCCTTCTTGGCGGCGATCGTGGCCTCCCGCTTGGCCTTCATTGCGGCCTTTGCCTCGTCGGACATGGGGCCACGGGGCTTGCGTGCCTTCTTGTCCTCGGCCTCGGGGGCCACGACCTCGGGGGCCACGACCTCGGGGGCCACGACCTCGGGGGCCACGACCTCGGGGGCCACGACCTCGGCGGGTGCGGCGGCCTTGGCGGCAATGGTGGCCTCGCGCTTGGCCTTCATTGCGGCCTTTGCCTCGTCGGACATCGGGGCCCGCTTCTTGCGCTCCTTCTTCGAGTCCGTGGACTCGGAGTCGGAGGCGGGCTTGGCCTCGTCCTGCACGGTGGGCACCCGGATGATTCCGGTGACCTCCGTGTTGTGCTCGGCCTCGGCGGGGAACAGGATGTCAAGCAAGGCCTTTGACAGTTGCTCCGGGTTGGAGTACCTGTTGGCGGCGTGCGTGCCCTGCTCGTCGTAGATTGCGGCGATGGCGTTCTTGATCTGGTTCTTCAGGAGCGTGTTGAGGTTGGAGGAAGACATGGTGGATGTTGGATGATGATGCTTGATGTGTTGGATGGCCGGCTATTGGTTTTCCGTGATGGCAGACAATTCGTTTTCAGAAAAGTGGATTGTGTGGCTGGCACAAAGCAAAAACAAAAGGAGTCTCTCAAGCTGGTGCTCTGCGTGCACCCTCCCGACATCTTGCCCTCTTGGATACCTTGTTTGCGGCATTGTTCCATCGCTGGTTGGTCTGGTATCAACTCCCACTCACCGGTTGTCCGTGATGGCAGACAATTCGTTTTCAGAAATCAGGAAGGTGCCGCAAGGGGCGCAAGGAAAAAGGGTTAGTTGCGTGGCGGTGCGGGGCGCGCGCTACAGCTCGGGGTTCTTGGGGGGAGATTAGCCTTACTCGCCATCGTTGCCCTTCGAATTGTCCTCCGCCTCATTTGTCATTCTGGTTTGTTGAACTTTTTGTTTGGGGGTTTGTTTAGTCGGAATCGGAGTCGATTGCGAAGTGGTTGCGGACCACACGGGCCACACGCCGCTGTGCGGGCATCTGGCGGTTGTGCAGTGCCACCTCGTTCCAGACCTGGGTCTGTTGGACGAGGTTGCGGGCGACATTGGCATCGCGGGCGGCCCAGATGGGCACCCATGCCAGCATCAGCGGGCCAACATCCGATGCGGATGCGATGGCCGCACGGCATTCCGCCTTCCACTGTGCCTCCGGCATGGAGACACAGCGGATGAACTCACGGCGAGCCAAGATGGCCCGGTGGCGGTCCTCGTGTTCCATCATGTTGCCCCAGTTGGGGGACATGGCGGAACGGGCCCAACGCTCGCCGGCCTCGCGGATGCGGGCGCTGCTGCGGGCCGTGCGGCTCTGCACGACCCACTTGGCCACGAAGCGGGCAAGGGTGTCAACCACGCGGTCAACAGCCGCCATGTCAATGGCGGGCTTCTTGGGTGCCGGAATCCACTGAGGGATGTTGATCGACCAGCCCGCAGAGGGGTTGCGAACGAAGCCGGCGCGGGAGCGGGAGACGGAGTGCGGGATGAAGGAGAGCATGGTTGCTTGGTTGCTTGGAAGCGTTGTCTTGATGGCCACTTTGGATGACCGGCTCTGAGTCTGGTTGTGATGGCAGACAATTCGTTTTCAGAAAAGTGGATTCCACCATCCAAATACAAAAACAGTCTAGCTCTGCCTTTGCGGGACCAGCTCCACACCACATGATTAGACCCGTGTCCGGGAACGGGGCCGCCGAAACGGCCTGCGGGGGATCTAGGGTCCCCACTCTACTGTGTTCCGTGATGGCGGACAATTCGTTTTCAGAAATCACGAAGGCGGGTAGCCATCCATCGAGGGCATGTCCGCATACAGATCCTCGGGGTTGGGTACAGTGTGAACACGGGGAGGCCAGTACTCGATGCGAAGGATGGTATTCCCGTCCTCACCAACAACCGGCCGCACGTGGATGTGATCGCCAATTGCCGCCGCAACCTGGGCGAGTGCGTCCGTCTTGTGGATGATGTGATGCGAGTACATCACGCGGCCGTCAATCTCAATCTTGTGGTCTGGACTGATGACCTTGGGAAATCGAACCCACATATCACGCCGTGTCCGCGAGTAGCGAATGGCGTCCAGAAGCCGGTCCTTGATGTCGTGGGGAATCTTGGAGACCCAGTAGTTTACGAACATGCCAACGCAAGCACGCTCGAACCGGGCGAAGTTGTCCGTAGTGTAGGCCGTGTAGAGGTCGTCGAGGTCAGAGTTAGAGAGTGCCATCTTGTGCGATGGGTTCTCTCTTCCTGTCCGACACGGAATCCGTTTTGCAGATGCATACAAAAAGGTGGGGTTGCCCCCGGGTTAGTGGCGTGCGGATGCGGGCGCTTCAGATTGGGGTTCTTGGGGGGAGATTAGCCTTACTCGCCATCGTTGCCCTTCGAATTGTCCCTCTCCTCATTTGTGGGTTTTACTTGCCGCAATACGGGCACTTCTCATTGTTGCGGACACGGCGAAGACCCACCTTCGGGGGCACTTCCCATTCACGCTCGCTTCCCCGCACGCCGGGGGCGATTTCAACCGACTGCATGACCCACTCAGGGCGTGCGGCATGCCAGGCCGCGCATGCGGCGTTGCGAGCGGCATCCTGTGCGGCCTTTTCGCTGGCCAGCTTGGCGGCCTCCGCACGGGAAACATCAAGCTTTGCGGCGAGCGTAGGGTCGGCGGCCTCCTCGTCAAGAAGCCACTGCGGCTTCTTGCGGGGGGCACCGGGTGCGACGGGGGCGGGCTGGATCTTGGTGGGGGTCGACATGGTTGCGTTGGGTGCTTGGAAGCGATGCTTGATGGCCACTTTGGATGACCGGCTATTGACTTAGCCGTGATAGCCATGAATTCGTTTTCAGAAAAGTGGATTGTATGGGTCAAAACGAAATGTCTCCGTATGATACCAACGGCTATCATGGACTATAAGGTCATTTCACTCTTCACCGGAATGGGTGGGATGGACGTGGGATTCTCCGAGCAGGTTGTCGTTCCTCGTAGCAGTGTAGACCCGTCCTTCGTGGCATCGCCCGCCGATACGACTGGCTTCGTCAATCTGAAACGTCTGCCTTTCGAGACAGTGTTTCAGAACGACATTCTGCCGGCTGCGAAGAAGGTAGCTGAACTCAATCACTGGGACCACAACTATGTTCTTCGTGATGTACGGGAACTCCTGTCTGAGAACTACGAGTTCCCAACGGCAGATGTCATCACGGGCGGATTTCCATGCCAAGACTTTAGCCACGCAGGGAAGAGGCAGGGGTTTGACTCAAGTCGTGGGACACTCTACCAATCGTATGTTGAACTTGTCAAGCGTGTGAAACCAAGCATCTTCGTTGCCGAGAACGTAGAAGGACTCTTGACAATGAAAGGAAATCCAATCGACACGATTGTCGCTGACTTCACTGCAGTGGGATATGAAGTTAAGTATCAACTCATCAAGTGTGAAGAGTTTGGTATTCCCCAGACTCGGCATCGTGTGATCATCATAGGCATTCGCCTTGACAAGAAGAGAGATCTCCCTGACGACTGGAATGTGATTACAGAGAACAGGCTCGTATGCCACCTACGCCCTTACTTTGCTCATCTTGTCGAACCGGACGTAACCACGGATCCGGCACAGCAGGTCTATTCAAAAGCGGCAAAGTTGGAAAAGGGGCAGGGACAGGCCACGGTTAACGAGGATGGGTTTGGTCCTACAATGCGTGCTGAACACCATGGTAACATCGAATTCCGTGGGACTAGGCGACTGACCGTGCGGGAGGCGGCACTTATCCAGACATTCCCGCCAAATTGTGTACTCACAGAATGTAAAAAGTCAATGGTGGCATACAAGCCAATCGGGAATGCGGTCCCCACACTGCTGGGGTATCTAGTTGCTCGCAAGGTCCTGCTCCTGCTCGGCACGCCAGGCATCCAGTAGCCGCAGCCGGCGCTCGATCGGGTCCATGCCCCCGCACACGTCTCCCTCGAAACTCACCTTGAATGTGGCCGCAGCATGCATCCGATTGACCGTGGCTGCGCTGTAAGCAACGCCACGGGTATTGGTATCTGCGTGGTGGGTGAACGCCCGATCCTTCAGGTCCACGACAATGCCCCGAACGACCTCACGGTCGATTCCGTAGATCGTAATCAGCTTTTTAAGTGGCTCGATGTAGGTGATAAGCAGGTGAGTAAACTTCGCAGGGTCGCCCGCCAGCATGCCCTCCATGTACTCCTTTGCCTTCACCTTGTCCGACGTCCACTTTGCCTTTACGCTCCCGGAACCTGGCTTTCCGCTGATATGTTTCTGTGACACGGGCTCTGCATTCAACTCGAAATCCTGGGGTAGGTTGTTGCTGATCTGGTAGTTGAGCTGGGGCAGGGCGTCCTTGAGAATCGCCTTCTGGTCGTTCTCACGGGCGCTTCCGACCTCCATGCCCAACTTTTCGTTGCGCATGCATTCGGACTGGGTCTGCTGGTAGAGGCGGGTGAGGAGCTGCTGGGCTGCGGGAGTCTCGAAGACATTCTTGATGAGGAGAAGTGCCATGGTGTCTGGATGCCGGCTCAGAGTCTTCTGATGAGACATAACAAATCGTTTTCCGAAAAGGTATTTTACCCGCATCATCTAACGGAAAGCAATGGAGCCTCCTCAGACAAAGAAACAGCAGATCAAGAATCAGAAGCGGAAAGGTCTCAGCGAACATCGGTTGGGTTCGGCTAAACACGTTCGTCTTGCCGTCTCGACCCAACAAAAACGGATTCCTAAGTAGCAGGCCGAAAAGGAAAGCCCCGACTTCAACAAGAACATCATCTCAACTATCATGCCTCCTCACCAGTGCGCCGCAGCAACCGCCGCCGGGCACCAGTGCACCCACATCGTCTACGCCGCTGACGACCCACTCTGCGGCATTCACCGCCGTGCGAACAACACTCGCCTCTTTGTCGCCCAGCCCGGAGGCGTGCAACGATGCCGGATGTGCGTCCGTGGCGCTGTACCCGGAATCGACCACTGCGTCCGCCACGAGCATCTTCGCCCCCGCCCCGACCTTCCTCCCGCACAGCGGTGCCAGCACAATGGCTGCATGCGGGCAGCCGGCGAGCATAACCGTTGTGCTCGTCACGTGACCGTCTTCATTCATCGCAGGCGAATTGCGATTTGGAACGAGATGTATGTACCGGCCGTGCTTCAGATTACGGAGCGGCCTGACCTGTGGCGAGAGGTCATTGCCGAATGGCACATGCACATCGGAGAGCCCTTCGTCAATGCCGCATTCGTTCAGGCGCTCGAGGTAACCATCGCACGAGAGCGAGGCATCGCTGAGCTTTGGAACCGACACATGGGCGGGCATGCGCTCATGGACCCGCTTGGAAACATCGGGTGGCTAGAACAGTGGCCAGCGGATGTTGCCCCTCGCCTGGTTGCACGGACGGAGCTGGAGAACTTTGCACGGGACACGCAGAACATCCACACACGAGTCGTCACGCAGCAGACGACTGCGGCCCTGGACATCCTCCTGAACGCAGACGTACCGTCTGACCAGAACACGCTGGCCGAGTTGACCACGTGTTTCAAGAGCCTCGTCATCGACAATCGTGTGAGGACGCAAATTGACAAGATTGGCGAGATCTGTCGTGACATCAAGCGATGGTATCGAGTGGTGACGTGCCGCATGGAGGGTGACTTCCTGTACAAGCGAACGTTGGACGGCCTCTGGGCCAAGATGAAGACATCTTCCCTTCGCAAGGAGTTGGAGCTTCGTCTGTGGCAGGAGATGGAAGACTCGCTGGGCATGTGCTGTGATGGCCACATCAGCCGGCTCACGAACGTGCTGTGCGGGTTTGACGATGCCTTTGCACCGGAGCTGTCGCCCGCAGAACAGCTTCAGAACCGTATGGCTGTGATTGCGGGAATGGAGGGAGGCATCATCCTCCAGGTCGCAGAGGCCATGGCGGCCTTCAAGGAACTCAAGGTCCCGGAGGCAGAGTGGGATGCATGGGTGGACGCACTGTAAAATAGCCGTGGTATATAATGGCCGACCAACCGAATTATCTCATGATGGCGGCCGCAGGGGTAGGCGGGTTGATCCTCATTCTTTTCATCTGGACATTCGTCTCGAACGCACAGTTCGGTCTCACGCTGCTGGCCGTGAAAGAGACAACGGGATTCTTTCCCTTCGTCGGAACGTTCTTTCTCTACACGCTTGGGTTCTACTTTATCGTCTTCTTCATCCTCGTCGTTCTCGGAGAGATATACATCTACACCCATCCCCCGCAAGATACTCTGCATGTTCAATAATGAAGTTGAAGACTCTTCGTAGGTCGCACAATCCTGCCAAAAAATGGGACGCTATATTTGAGCTCCCGAATGGGAAGACAAAGACAGTTCCGTTTGGTGCGAGGGGAATGTCGGATTACACAAAGCATAAGGACAAGACTCGCCGGGCGAGGTATCTGAAACGGCATTCGGGAATGGGGGAACACTGGAGAAGGCCGGATACACCGGGTGCATTAAGTCGATGGGTATTATGGAACAAACCAAGCCTGAAGGCTAGTCTGTCTGACTTCAAGCGAAAGTTTGGGGTATGAGGAACGAGGAGCCTTGGCGACGTATGAAAACGGATTGTCCAATGTCAAGACAATGACAGACTGTCCCGCAATCACAACGCCCAAAATGTTCTGCCCCTACTGCCAGCATGCCGTCCTGCCCTCCGACTCCAACATCTCTGGTGACGATCACCGTTGGTGCTTCGTCCATCTCATGACCGCTGGCCACATCAAGGGCGCTACCCCCGCCGAGAACCAATCGAGTTGGATCGCCCTCTGTTCTGCACATGTTCCGCCCAAGGCCAAGGTTCGCAGGATCAAACTAACGCCCGCACAGCGGAGGACCACTGTTCCCGGTCCATTGCTGTCGTCGAGGTTCTAAGTAGATCCATCCACGTAGTCACTCTGCCATCCAGATACCTCTCTCCGAGCGTGTTGAAAAGGTGAACGTAACTGATTAGCACGGCTGCCACAATAGTCCACGACCAGTCCATCTTTTTCAATTCAGCGATATGTTCTGACTGCGGGGCAAACGACGGGACAATACATCCCTCTTCGTCCCACCAACGGACATGTCATCGCCCTCGTGAATGCCCTCGATTGCACGAAGAGCCTCGGCCACACGCTCGGGCTGATCGGCGAACTGGAGAAACAGCTGCTGGCGGAGAGTAGACCGCTTCAGCGCCGGTCGGGATGTCCGCTCTGACCGAGCAATTGTACCACCCGTTCCGTCCAAAACAAAATTAGCAAGGTCATTGTCCTTCATGTACGACAGCACCTGCGCCCCCAGTGCAGTTTTCTGGTCACGCAGCGTCTTGAGCTGTGTCTGCAGGCCACGCATCTGGTCGTCGATCTCAAGCCACGAACGCAGTGTTGCCTTTACCTCGTCAGCCATGTTGTTGTTCTTTAGTTGGCGTTAAAATCAGAACTTCCAGCGAAGGTCGCAGTCGAGACACGTCACAAAGGTCGTCATCGGCTCATCCGCAGAGCGAGTCTGCATCTGGTAGTAATCGCAACGAGTCTTCTTGCGGCAGCGACGGCAATCCATGAAGATGCTCGCAGTCTGCTTCTTCGAATGAGTCGCCTTCTCTTTCTCGGATGTACTCTGCACGATCTCCGTCCACCTCTCTGGATTCTGAATCAGAGGCGTGGAATTAACGAATGCATCAACTGTCATTGTCGGCATGAGCTGACGGTACCGGTACAAGTCAATGGCTCGATTGCGATACAGGTTAAGAAACACCGTGTTACTCCACGTCTGATCAATGAACCACTCCTGCGCATCCGCTACGCACTTCTTGAGAATAGCAGTTTCCACCTCATTCGAATCGAACTTGTCACGCACAAGGGTTCGAAGTGGGTGATCGACATATACATTGGACGCAAGCACCGTATGGACAGGTACGAGTTCCCTGTCCACCGTAGGAACATCGTCATCTTCCTCTTCGACCACGGCGTCTCCCGCATCGTCGTCCTCATCCTTCTCATCCTCATCATCATCCTCCTGGAACGTCGACGAGTGGTAGAACTCATCGTACTCCACAGAGTGCAGATCCTTGTACTGAGTGGCATGGGCGTCGTAGTCATCCGCACTAGGGTTGATTGACTTCATGATAACGAGCACTCCTGTGAAGAGGTCATCGTTAAACGGCGGAGGTAGCATATGCTGGTTGGTGTTTCCCTCTTCCTCTTCACAGGGGACGCCAAAGACCGCATATACATCCTCATCATGAATCATCTTGCCCTGAAACTGCATTGTGGGCTGCTTGGTCTTCTTACGAAGCCACTCGAGCACATCGGATGTCTTTGCCGGAAGGGGCGTTTCGCTCAGCGTGCCGGAGGGTGAGATGAAGAGTGCAACAACCATTTTTGATGGCAGATATCATTTAGGCAGGTTGATTCCTTTTTTGCCAGCAGCTGCAGCAAGTGCGCCTAGTCCAGCCATAGGATCTGGAGGTGGGGCGGATCCAGCTGGGGCGGCTGAAGCCTTGGCGGGTGTTCCCCATGAGAACAAACGTGCGAACCCCTTTCCGAACTGATCTAACGCATCACTGTTAACGATGGCAACGGCGAGAACAACTGCCAAAAGCACAGCCGCTAGCATAAATGCATACATCATCAAATCAGTTACCTTTGCATCGATGTGGATCTTGGGAAGTTTGAGTGGTGGCAGGGGAACTCTGCAACCTGTCGCCTTGCCCGGCATGTAGAGCGGGTTAGTAACAGGCGAGAGCACGTCAGCCGGCTTCACGGGCCCGACGGTCGAAGTCAATCTGACGAAATCGTCTTGTGCGATAGGTACGGGGTTCTGATAGAAGATGACCTGTGCGCCTTTGGTAGCCCGCCACCCAATATACCGGTCGCAGTCGGAATCCGATCGTGTGTATTGTTCGAGACCGCTATTTACCCACGTGAAATAAGGATCGGACTCCTTGACAAGATTCGTTAATGCCCAATTCTGACCTGTCGGAACACTGATTGTATTGTATGTATCGCCCGCCGCCTGCGCTCGTTTGACACGGGCATACTCCATGAGCTTCGCAACGAAATCTCCGGATGCCATGATTTTTGGGTCTTCTACAGGGTTGTCCTTGAGTCCCATTCCGTCTGCCGTAGCCGGGTCAAGTCTCGACGCAATCGGAGACAAGAATTCAAACGACGACCCGTTACCACTTGCCGCCTTCTGTAGAGGTATCAGAATCATGAGATTGGTGCTGTCAATACACTGGATAACCGCATCCGCCTGTATGCCTTCTACACGGATAGGAGACGGGTAGAATAGTCGTACATCGTTAAATGTATATCTCGTTCCGTTAAACTCCGCTGTGAATGGTACAAGTGGTGATATCACGATCGTATTGCCGGTACGAGTAAGCGAGACTGTGGACGCAGTGTTGCCCGGCGGATATCTCAGAGTACACGATTTACATCCATGTGATCCGGCAACAGTCACGCCAACGGTCATATCCACGGATGGTTTTGGATCGAGGTGGTCTTGTTTCGAGCATTTACTTCCCATTGTTCTAGTGTGTATAAAACAAGTCTGTCAAGAGAACAAGATGTCGGATCCTAATGCCCCCGCGCCACGTGGACTACTCAACTGGTGGCAGGGATTGATCCTTGCCGCCAGCAGTGCAATTATTGGAGTGGTGGCCGCTGTTGCCGTCATGTCTGGAGGAACGGGTGCGGGTGCGACCCCATCCTGGGCAATGGTCCTCCTGCGGTTCGTACCTCATTTCCTACTCCTATTTGGCGTCTTGGCCGATGCCTTCACATACGAAGGCGTGTACTGGACAGGCACAATGGTAGGTGTTCTGGCTACCATTGTCGCACCTTTCCTCGACATGGTGGCGGGCGGTGCTGCTGCCGCAATGACAAAATTACGAGGTGTAAAGGCTCCTCCTCCAACAGGGCCACCCTCTGCACTTGGCGGATTACGAGGCGGTGCTGACTACGAAGGATGCAGTCTCATGAGCGGAGGAATCGGCAACAAGGCCGGTGTTCCCCAGACGCTCACAGTTACGTCAAGTATCTTGTCGTACTACATTTTTGACCTCGCACTCAATCTGAGTCTGCTGGATGCTGCGGGTGCAATCGCAGCCGCCCTCGTCCTCTTCGGCGGGCAGGTTGTCGCCATTTCCGATTGCGTAGCGTCGCCTGCGATGGCCGCCCTCTTTGGTGGTGGATATGGTATCCTAATCGGAGGAGGTGCGTTCTGGGTGATGACTACATATGCACCAAAGTACCTCCCTTCGACAGTCCTTGCAGGCGGTAGTAGTGGCGGCGGCCCTGGTCGTCGTGGGTTTGGTGGGTTTGGTGACCTCGGAATGAGTTCCGATGACCCAAACAGTGCGGCTCAGTCTGACGGGGCTGTGGGGCGAGCTGCAAAGTGCCCGCAGTAATTTACGCAGCCAATGCCTTCCGTGCCAGAGTGTAGTACATGATGACCGTTGTACCCGAATACCGTCCGACCTCCACGTCATTCTTCAAAAAGACGATCGTCGGCACAACGGTAACATTGAGCTTGGCAGCAATACCCTGCGGATCGTCACGAGTGTTCACAGCAGTAAAATAAATACCCGGAAACTCATCGATCAGGTCTGCAATCGCAGGCTTGATGGATGCACACGGTCCACACGTAGGAGACCAGAAATAGTAGGCCACGACAGTGTTCGACATGCTTTATACAGAGAGGAAACTCTTAAACCTCTGTCTTCTCGATGTGGACGGTTGTCAGCTCCGCTCGATACACGGGATGCTTGGAAACGGTCTGCTTTGTTAGTGTCACGTTGCGAGTCTTGCACATCTCCGTAAACGCCTTCATCAAATGCTTGTCAATGACCTCTGAATCCAGTGCTGCGATGTTTGCCCGAATCCAGGCAGAAATCACAGGCGCTGCGACAGGCGGACTCATCACTGCAATAGGACAGCCGGGGAACAGCTCGTCTACGGGCCGAGGTGGGGGCATTTCGATCTTACGCCCGTGAACGGACTCGCATGCCATGCGATCCACAATGTCATTCTGCTTTGACAGGTCATCTACACCCCCCGTGTGTGCACGGACGTGATGGAATCGATGCTTGAACTTCGTCAAGTGAACTGCAATCCCTTCGATCAAATCCCGATGAAGTACAGGTTTCCCCATCGTTGTTTTCCATCCTCTTGACACCCAACCCGGCATCCACTCGGTCAGGCACTTTATAGAGTATTCCGAGTCAGTATAGATGACGAGGTCTTCGTCGAGTGCGCCTTTCAAGACAAGGATCGACAGTGCAAGATGAATACCTGACAGTTCGGCTCGTTGGTTCGTTTGCGACTGGTCGTCGGGGACACGCTGAGAGTCAGACCAATCGGGATGCTCTGGAAACCATGCAGCGAACCCGGCCTTTGCGCCCTTCTGTCCATTTCCCGAACAGGCTCCATCTGTAAATACGCGCATGCCTTATCCTTCCTCCTTGTTTATCATTCCTTTTTCGTACGCATGCGGGTCCGTCCACAATCCAACATCGATCACGCCATTCAGTTCGGGAACGTGCGAATAGACAGGCATTCGAGTCACAATACACCGAGAGACAATTGCCGACTGAAGCAGGGGTTCCTCAATGTGAAACCAGATTCGACAGCGGAAGGACCGCTGTTCCAAACTACGGCGGAGCATCTGTTGGCACGCAGCAGTTAAAAAGTGGGCGTGCCACACGATCAGTACACGCATGCGAATATGAGCCTGAGATGGAACGAACGACATCCACTGCGTAACCCACGGCGCAAAGTCGTCGATCGAGTTAACAGCCGCTGCATCCACCTCTTCAAAGTCGCATCGATGTTTGTTTGCGGCCACGTACGTGTTCCATACGGAATGCGATGAGCGGTCGTTTAAGGGTTCAAACAAAATGCGATGAGGAGGTGGGAATGTCTGCATTGTCTTACGAACTAGCCGTTTCCGTAGATGGCTGAACGATGCGCTTGACGGGAATGTCGGCAGATACCACGTAGATGCTGTTCTCCGTCATGATGATGTACATCTTCTCCTCCTTGAGACGCATGATCGACTCGATGGGCGACGTGTACTCCGTGTCCGACTTGACCAGGCACTTGCTCTCTCCAGAGACACCGATGCAGCAGACCTTGGAGAGGCTATCAGCATAGTAATCTAAATAAATAGGACGGTCGTGCTCAATAGCAAGCTTGGCGACATGGGCCATGACTGTTGCGGAGGGGCAGGCCATTTGTGTGAAGTCGAGGATGTGTTTGCGTTCATTTTAACGCTCAAGCCTTGGAGACATCCTCCATCCTGAACCTGCTCTTCATGCACAGCGACGGCGTCTCGGCACGGGGAACCGCAAGGAGTCTGGCAACCAACGGCTTCACCTCCTTGACCTTGGGTGCGACGGCGGCTAGGAAGCGAACCAAGTGATCCACATGCTCCTCCGTCGGGGGCGTGCGTGGATGGCGGATACTCTCGCCGAGATCGTCGACAATTGTCTTGACAAATGCCGCCATCGTGGCCTCCGGGATAAGCCCCCGGGAATACAGCTCTGCAGTGTACACTGCGAAGCCACGCTTCGTCTCCTTCTGCTTTGTCCAGGCAATCAGCGCATCCGTGAAACCAGCATCTGTGGATGAAGGTACGATCGTCACTGCAGACGTATCGTAAAGCGAATCGAACATGTCTACCTGTGTCGCCAGGTCATTGCGGGCATCCTCCTCTGCCTTGACAATATCGGAATACAAGTCAGCCAGCAGGCTTGCATAGAAGTTCTGGCGGATACCCCGATCGAACAGCAGTGTTGTGACTCGGAGGCGGAACATCGGATCACGTGCGGCAATCTTGGTCTTGATCATGTCCGTGAGCTTGGAGTAGGTTGGCTTGGACAGCTTGTTAATAGCTGCATTGATCTCGTCGTAGTCGGCATCATCCTTCTCACGTACCTTGCGGAGCGTCTCAACCAAGGCATTCTGGCGCCAGTTTGCAACCTCTGCAGGCGGGTCACGGCGAACAGGACGACGGTAGACTGGACGGAAGGACGTGCGTAGTTTGGAGAAGACCTCGATGACCGAGTCGGGAAGGGGCTGCTTGACAGAAGGGCGGAGAGCGTAGATTGAGATAACGGAATCCATTTCGACGCTCTCTCTCCTTGTGGTTGAGAAAGGATTGGTTTTCCGTCGGCTGTCCGGAAAACGGATTACCACATACTCATCAAGGGATGAGTGCGGACAAAATGACGTGGACTCTCTGGTATCACGACCCTTCCAACAATGACTACAGTCTCAGCAGCTACATCCGCATCTACGAGGTCACTACGGTGGCAGAATTCTGGAGTTTAATCGACGGCATCCCGAAGGATGTCTGGGAGTCTGGCATGTTCTTCTTCATGAAGACTGGCGTGCGTCCCCTATGGGATGCACCCGAAAACGACAAGGGAGGTGCGTGGTCAAAGAAGGTGGATGCGGGAGATACGCATACCGTCTTCATTGATTGCATGGTCCACTGCCTGGCCGAATCGTTCCTCAAGAGTTCAAACGAGTCCATCGTGGGCGTCACGGTGTCTCCGAAGGGACAGTTTCACATCGTCAAGGTGTGGAATTCAACGACGGCGGTGTGTGATCGCAAGTTGTTCAGTCCATCGCTGAAGATGAAGCTGGGTGACGACATTGCGTACAAGGCCCACAATCTGAGGCCGAAGTGAAGCGTGGACACGGCCGAAGGCTGGGTCTTCAATACATGCGACCAAATGGAGCCTGACTACACACACGTGCAGTTCACAATCCACATGTAGCTGACGTAAATCATCCACGCATGGAGAACGGTGGTCGACAGTGTTACGACGAGGGTAGCCGCCTCCATTACCTTTTTCAATGGGATTAACAATGGCGGTCGCATACACAGTCGGCCGGTTTCAACCTCCGACATTGGGACACGTCGAGATGATCGACGAGATGCTCAAATCGAGGAAGGAGTGCTTTGTGTTCATTTCATCTGCACAGAACACTCTCATCCCGTCTGCGATGAAAAAGGGTCTACTGACCAAAATGATGACACGGAACGGAAAATTCCCACCGAACCTTACTCTTGTAGATACTGCGGTTGATTGCGAAGGGGTAGCATGTGGTGGCCCGTATGCCGGATGGAACTACCTTCACAACGTCAGAAAGTTCACTGACATCACGTTGGTGATTGGTCAAGACCGTGCGAAAGACTTTGACCCCAAGACCGCACCAATGTGGAGCAAAGTCGATCCAAAGGACCTTCCGAAGATGATGGTAACGATACGCGAAAAACCCCCGGGTGCGATATCCTATTCATCAACCAAGGCACGGGCAGCATTGGGTGCGTCGGGTGTGGCTGGACTGAAAACGTTCATGAAGACAGACACGTCCGCATTGACGGACGATGATATCGCAGCGGCTGCTCGAGAATTGGTATCGAAGCAACCAAACTGGCCAAAGGGTGGTGCTGAACCCGGTGAAGACCTCAGTGCATTTGACGAAGACGATGAACCGAAAGGCGGGCGTCGCAAGACACGTCGCCGCCGTCGTGTCCGCAAGACTAGGAGGAACAGGGCATCAAACAAAGCTTGATGTCGCCCAGATTCGCAATGACGTAGCGAATCATGATGAACCAATCATTCTTCATGTGAATCTCCAGGTTGTTCGACAGGTTCGAGCACTTGGTGAACAGTACCAGGTGCGGAAGGGAAAACGTACCCGACACAATCTCATCCGGCTTGGACTTGGTAATTGCCATGTCAGACGTCGAGTCACCCATCGTGACCGTCTGAGATGCGAAGGGACCCTTGCAGGTAAAGGTCAGTGTTCCGCCTACGTTCTTGACATCCACCGTCTTGGCCGAGAGCAGAGTCATGTCACGGCAGATCTTCTGGAAGTCCATGCTCGGCATCGTGATACGGGTGGCGAACTCTGTCTCGGGCATATTGATGTCCGACTCGTCACGGTCCAGCAGGTTCAGTTTGTTCTTGATCCTGCGCTTCTTCTCACCGTTCTCCAGAGTTATGCACAGGTGGTTGGACTCCGACTTGGAGACCGAGAACGTGATTGTGTCATCGTTCGTCACTGTCTTGACAATACGGTAAAAGTGGTCCGTGTTCAGACCCACATCCAGACGCGGGGCCGTGTGATTGTACTCATACTGTTCAAACTTGGACGCATGGAGACGCATATGCGTCAGTACCGTGCGAGTGTTGTCCATGGCAATCATGCGAATGCCATCCTTATCAAAGACCAGACTCATCTCTACCAGCATGGACTTCAACCCCTCAGCAAGGATACGGATGGGGGCAGTCTGAACCGTCTTGGCAATGACAAGATCGTCAGACATTTATCAATGCTTCCGATTTCTCCTGAAAGTCGATTTACGCAGCTTGCGGTGGTGGCGACGACGGGGTGTCTTGCGACGCTTGCGACTGCCTCCCGTTGCGGCTACGTTTATCTCTCGCCGTACTTCCTCGATACGCTGCTTGAGTGCAGCGATTTCGGCTGTTTTCGCTTTGCTTGCTACGGTACTAGACAGTCCAGTGTGACGCTTCTGCACAGCTTGCAACTGATGCTGTAAGTCTGCGAGTTTTTGTTTGAGTTCATTGTCTACGGTACCGAGTGGGGTCGTTGCGCGAGACTGTTCTTGGATAGCGGCCTGCACGGGCGCAAGAGGCGGCGGCGGCGGCGGGGCGGCAACGGGGAGCTGAGCTGCGGCATTCAGAAACACCTGCATGTAGTCGAAGGATTTGGTCGAAATCTGGTCGAGGCTATCGAAGTCGCGCTGCTCCTGTTCTGTAGCAGGCGGTTCCTCTTCCCGCTCGAAGAACGCCTCTGTGTCGCTTATCGCACCATCGAGACCAAGTACAATGTCAGATAGCGAGATAGCGGTACCAGGTCGCGATTCTCCTTCAGCCTTCCTCTTTTCGGCCATGAGTTTCACGTACTCTGCGCGTTTAGCACGCGTTAGGGGTGCAGTTGCAGACAGACCGAGAGTTGCACGAATCATAGCATCTTCATCGCGCATCTCCTGGCCCTTCTCCTGTTCTGCTGCCTTTTGTTTGGCAACCGTAGCAGTCCTCTTCTGACACGGGGTTATGCTAGATGCGGCCGAGTTAAGAGCAGCCTGGACATCCGGTTGCTTTGCGATCGCGCTAACGCCTTTGAACGCAGTATCAACGGCCCCAACCAACTTTTCGGCTTGATCCTTGACCTTCTGGGACCCCATTCTATTGATAAGTTCGCGCATCCGTTTGATCGCGTCGAATACGTCGGGTGTGGCTGGTTTCGAGATCGACCGGATATCAACTCGAATCTCGGTCTTATCGTTAGTCCGTTGCTTCTGCTCGTCGAGTTTGGTCTCAACTACGGCTTGCTCACGGTTGAATGTACCGAACAGGCGATCGGCTTCTTCGTTGTATTCCTGTGCGCTTTGTGCAGGAGCATCGCGTAACCACTCGGAGGCGGGAGGGCTGTGAGGACGAGGAACTAATTCGGAATCCTTTGACTCGTCGGCTGTGCCATTCTGATTCCCACGCAGGAGTACTGCGGGTACGCCCGTCATGTTCTGAACCTGAGCCGGAGCCTCAGCCGCCGCAGGAGGTTTCGGTACTCCATCGGGAACTTCTGGACGATCAAGAACATTGTTTGGTCCAAGTGAAGGCTGGGTTGGTTCAAAGATCGAGTTGCGGTCAGGTTCGGGCCCACCGAGAGGTTTTATCTTAAGAATGGATCTGGTGGGTTTTGCAGTACTAGGAGAGTTAATGTTGCCAACGCCTAGCGGCGTGTACCGGCTTGCAGGTGCATCAGCCTCCATCGCCGCTGTGCTGCCCGGAAACAGTGCTTCTCTGAAGACGGTCGTCTTGATTGCGGGTTTCAAGTCAGAGGCCTCCTGTCCGGAAAGGGTCTGGTAATCAACGTCTTCCTTCCAGGTGCGCTTCCTCCATGCGATGAATTCATTGAGAACAGGCAGCAACTTTGTCGCGCGAGCCTCGTCGGTAAGTCCTATAAGCACGAGGAACGACTGTACCCGCGCGCGATCGGTTACTCCGTGAGAAAGACACATCCTCACAAGCGTAGCAAAGTTAGCAGGTGTTGCTCCACCGCGCTTGCGAGATACCCGCCGTCCTCGACGGTGCGTACGCCCACCACCTCGTGCCGCACGTGCAGCTTCAATCGCGGCCCTTAGTTTTGCAGCTTTCTTCTCCCGCTCAGCCTCTAGAGCCCTTGCCGGAGCAGCGAGAGCATACCGGGCCGTTGACAAGGCCGCGGCCGGAGCGCCACGCACGCGTTCCGCAACGGCGGCTGCCCGCTCTTGCGCCGTCGTCGCAGCAGCTGCCAAAGCTGCCCGTCCAAGTGCCGCTGCTTTCTCCGCACTTATGCGAAGCTTCTCGAAGTCTTCTGCTAGGCGCGCGCGCAGCTCGGCGGGTTTCTTCGCTAAATTCTTCAACCGCGCAGTTGTCTTCTCGAAGAGTGTCGCCGCCCGATCGTCGAGCTCTGCGTCTGTCACCAAGCGGAAAATAATATACATGAGCGGGCCTTCGAATATCCTGAAGCTGGTATCGTAAAGCTCAGGCGTCTTCTTCAGTTTCTGTTCGACCTCCTTGATCGAGCCGCCCTTCTCGAATGCAGCAATTAGATCTGCCTGGAAGCTATCCTCGTTGCTAATGTTAGCTTTGATTGCATCGGCTGCACTCTTTGCTTGATCCTCCACCGAAGGCTGAGCGGGCGGCGGAGGGGCGGGGGCTTGAACCACCGCAGCCGCCGCCGCCACTGCCGCCGCAGCCTCGCCCGTTAGTGGCTGAACCGGTACTGGCTTTGGTTCAAACAGCGAACTGCGCTCAGGCTCCGGTGCTGGAGGAAAATCCCCGAACATCGAACCAGGAGGGGGCGCCAACGGCCTAGCCGATGGAGGAAGAGGAGGGGACGCTTCCAACGGAAGGGGGACTGCAGCATCCGCAGTCGTATCCAACGCCGCCAGCCTCGCCCTCTCCGCCTCCGCCGCCGCCAGCCTCGCCCTCGCCCTCTCCGCCGCCGCCAGCCTCGCCCCCTCCGCCTTCGCCGCAGCCAGCCTCGCCCTCTCCGCCTCCGCCGCAGCCAGACCCTGAACCGGACCCACTCTCGAATTCGATATTTGCCATGCTAGCGAACCAATCTCCGCTCCATTCGCAGCCAGCCTCGCCCTCGCCGCATTGGCTGCGTTTCTAAGAGGGGCCTTTATACTTTGTAATACTAGTTTGGTCTTAGCCTCTCTTTCATCACTTGCCTTGTCTGCTTTGGATTGAAGGGCCGCCTCTTCTTCCCGAGCCTTCGCCGCCTCTTCTTCATGTGCAATCCGATCGGCATAGAAGTTGGGGGTTCGCTCAGCGTCCGCCTTCGCCTTCGCCGCCGCTCGTGCGTCTTCACTGGTGTACGGAACACCCAGCTCTCCTTCTTCGAGAAGTCGCCGCTCGCGCGCAGGCAGAGCCTGACGATCAGTCAACGACGCCGCCATCCCCGTGCCCTCCTCCAAGTCCCGCTTTGCACTTTCTATCCGTTCCCTAGCGTCTGTCAATGGACGCATAAACGTCTCGACTACCTTCGCAGCGGTCGCTGCTGCAATTGCAGCGTCCACTGCTTGGGTCGCACTGTCGATGATACCAGACCTCTTATCTAGTGGTGCACTCCCTATCGTATCCAGCATCGCATTGACAGCTTTTGCAGCGTCGTCTGCAGCCCTATTTGCATCCCACATCGCACGCTTTGCCCTCGTTTCATCGTCGTCCGCCGTTTTAACCGTCGTGGCATGTGCAGTATTGACTGTTGCGACAAACTCATCGTAGAATCCGAGCAGTGTTCTCGGTGACTTCAGGAAGTACTCATTGACTTCTGTCTTGGGCGGTAAAGTTTTGAAGAGACCAGCTGCGATCAACCGGCGACCTTCGGAATCGCTTTCTTTCGTAGACTTCTGGTATTTAATGAATGCGTCGAGTACGCCCCGCAACTGCTTCTCGATCGCTGCGTTAGCTGCATTCTTCTCGGGTGGGGTCATGGGCGGGATCCCGGACGTGTTGTCCACAAAGTCGTGAACCAAGACTGCAACCGCATCGCCGACCGCAAGTGCCTTTTGTCCGCCTTCAATTGCGGCCTGGTTGAGGACAAGTGTTACGAGCTCGGCAATCTCGTTGGTGGATGCGCCACCGCGCTTACGGCGGCGAGTACGACCACCACCCTTAGCCTCATTGTAGAGCTTAGTCGCCCTTTCTTTTGCAAGCTTCTTCCGTGCAGTCCAACGTGCGAGAAGATTGTAGTTTCCTATATCTCCCTTCCATAATCCTCGATTGACTTCTCCATATACAGCTGCGTTGTGGGCGAGATACATGAGTTGACTGATGAAGGGCCGCATGTTGTCGCCATAGTTTTGTGTTAGCAGACTCGGGGTCTGTTTCGCCAGTTCAATTGCCGGCTTAAGGCTCTGGAATCGGCTCGAAAGCCCAAGCTTGACCGCCTCCCAGAATGCATTCTTCTGTCCTGGTGCAGCCTCCGCTTGAGCCGCCGCCGCCTCCGTCTTCTCGGAAGCCGCAGTCTCCTCCGCCTTCTTCTTATCGGCATCCGCCTTTTCCGCAGCTTCCTTCTTCTTATCGGCATCCGCCTTTTCCGCAGCCTCCTTCTTCGTCACTGCCTCAGCCGCAGCCGTTATGTCATCCTCGAGCTTGTGCGCATAGATGGCCTCCTGGGCGTCGAACGCAGCCTTACGAGCCGCTACACCGGTATCTGTCGCAAACGGTGTAGTTGGGACAGGCCGTTCGGCTTCAGACTTCATAAATGCCGCATGTCGTTCCGCCTTGGCCAGTGCATAGTCTCTTTTCAACTGTGCTTCAGTCTTGTCTACAGTGGGAGCCTGCCCGAGTGAGCCTAGGCTAGATGCGAGTGCACGTGACGCACCCGACGAGTCGGCCTGTGTTGATAGTGCTGCCATAGCCGCAAGTGCGGCAGCAGCAGCGATACCAGCCATTACATTCATAACCTAAAAAAATCACGTGGTGGTTACATCGGTATACGAGAACAGTCCAATCGAGACGAGACTGAGAAACATGGCAAGCCATCGCAGCCCACTGATCTCTTCTCCGAAGAAGAAGATGCCCATTGTTGTGATAAGCGTATCGGACGCCAAGTTCCAGATCACATTCACCACGGTCATGTTCTCGAACTCAAGCGCCTTAACGAAAAAGAACGGCTGAAGTGAGTAGACGATCGTTGCAAGTGTCAGTCCAACACTATACGGTATCGCATCAATCGAGATAAGCTTAGCAGATCCCATCATGACCACGTCGAGAAGGGCCATAAAGACGCCAAATGAGACCGGGAGCATGTCAAACGTTCCATACTTCCAGTCCTTCGATTTGATCCATCTGTCGACCGAATCAACCGGCCTCATTAATGAATCTCAATAAAAGATAAGCGGATGAGTCTGACCGACATCGTCGCACTCTCTGTCGTGGAGGTTTTCGGCGATTTCAGTCTGCGTTGGTATGCCGAGACCAATCGCCCCATGTATCTGGGATACGGTATCGTCGGCTATGCAGGTGTCATCTACTACCTTATAAAGTGCCTGCGCACGGGAAATGTGCTGTACGTGAACGGAATGTGGGACGGGATTTCCGGCGTACTAGAAAGCTTGGCAGCATATGTCGTGTTGGGCGACCGATTGGATAAACCGGGTCAATATACCGGACTGTTAATGACGATCGCAGGCGTCTATTTACTCCGGAATGACGGGCTCTGAGTCGCCGCCCTTGTGCTTCCGAGTAAAGGCGTGACCGCTGCGAGCACGAGCTGCACGCTTGCGAGACACGATACGTCCGTACTTATTCATCATCAGATCGCCCTTCGTCAGACCACCGGGAGTCTTCTGGGCCGTTCCGTTCCATACCTTGCGACGAGATCCAAGGGTACGCTGAGTCTTCATTATACATCATCTAGAAAGTTTCAGAAAACCGGGCGGCAGTGTCTTTTCTGCTTTTGGGCCAGGTACGTCCACAAACCCAGGCTTCTCCACTTTACCGCAATAGAAGTTGTCTTGGGGTGGAAACGGAAAGTTGACGCACGTTTCGTCGAGCCCACGTGGGCCACCGTTTCCAACGTGTACAAGCATGCGAGAGACGACTGACGGGTAAATGCATACACCTAGAAAGTCCTGGTCGTGTGCGAGTCCGACCACAATCGGATTACGCTTGTATGCCTCATAGTCGGTCTCGATGTGTAGCCGTGCACTCTTGCGAATGCCCCATAATCCACCCATTATAGACGCAGTGTGTTCCTTGTTGTCTCGAATACAGTGGGCGACAAAGTGCGGCGAGTTGTCAAACTGTCGAATCGCCCAGCGATCACGCCAATGAATGCGTGAGTCGGCATCACGCACCATCATCAACTCAACGCCCGGTTCGTCGATTGCAAAGAACCGATCAATCATATTCCCTGCACCCACCTTACCCGTCCAACGCAGAATTACACGAGGAGCTGAGCTCAGTACATTCACGGTATGCGTGTCAATGTCAGCCCCCAGGTAGATGAAGATATACCAGTCGGGAAAGTACTTGTGAATGAGTTGAATGTTCTCTACCATGCCCGGATAATACCGTTCATTGTAAGGCCCATATAAACAGAAGGAAAAGACCTTCATACTTGTCTTTCTACATAGCAAATGATATCGGGTCGGTCGTTTGCAGAGATCTGCAAATGGGTATTTGATCCACGATACCCGAATGCTCCAAAGTACTCCTTTCTAGCAGGTAATGGTGATCGCATATTCCTCAATGGTGACTACGTCTTTGAGGTGGCAAAGACACTGGGGCGATTCCCGTTGAAGCGATTTGTGTTCGTCGTCCACAACTCGGATCAGCCGTTCGACCAAGCAAAGTTCCAAGCGCTTTCGCCCTTTGCCCTCCACGTCTATGCGGTGAACAATGTAGTCATTGACCCGAAAGTAACGACCATTCCCCTCGGGTTTGCCGATAAGCAGGTTGCGTGGGCATCGTCCTTCGTAGCGCCTCCCGTCCAACGGGATATCTTCGCATATGCAAACTTTATGCCTCGCACGAATGCAACAAAGCGAAATCAATGCCTAGACGCAGTTCGTGACGACCCACGTGTGACACTCAGATCCAACCTCACAGATGAAGAGTATCATGCAGATCTGTCCCGTTCGGAGTTTGTCTTGTGCCCGGAAGGAACGGGTGTGGACACCCATCGAGTCTACGAAGCACTGTTGTGTGGCGCAACGCCTGTCGTTCTTCGCAGTTCCTTAACATCCTTCTACTCGAGATACCCAATGTGTGTCGTAGATGCCTGGAGTGACACGTACACCCATCCGGCGTCAAGGGAGGTTCAATTTCGAGCCGAGTCATATATAAGATGAAGCCGGAGATTGCACTGCACAGTTGCGATTCGAACCCCATGTACCTGGACTTTTGGCCGCTGGTATCCAAAGTATGGCGACTGCGGTTCGGCATTGAACCCATTCTGATTTACATTGACGAGAACCACGACATCCCCATCGATACCACCTATGGCCGAGTGCTGAAACTGAAACCTGTTCCGGGCATTCCTACATACATGCACTCTGTCTGGGGCCGGTTCTGGGGAGCGACACTGTTTCCCGATAAAGTCTGCATTGTCTCCGATATCGACATGTTCCCAATCTCCAAGACCTACTTTGTCAAGCAGTTGGAGCACGTCCCCGACTCAAAGTACGTACACCTGTATTCTCCGACAAAACACGCAAACGTCAGTGTCGGCCCTCGTCGTCAGCATTGGTGTTCGTGTGACGCTATATTTCCAGTATGCTATCATGTCGCCAAGGGAGCATTGTTAGCCTTGGTCTTAAAGATCAACCCTGTATGGGAGGCTTCGATCCGTGATCTCGCATCGCACTCTTATGCTACAGCAGGCGACCACATAAAGGATGCCGGCGAACGTCCTCAATGGGGGATTGACGAGGACTATACAACCAAACTTATATGTATGTACCCAGACCGATCTATTTTTCATTTCAGACCTCGCTACCATCTGCGCATCGACCGCTCTCCGGGTGGATGGGTCTATCACCCTAGTGAGATCAATGCGGATGTATACGGGGACTGTCATTCTGTTCGCCCGCTCTCGGATCCAGAGAATCGGGTTAAGGTCGATGCTCTCCTTGCACTACTGATCTAACGTGATTCATGGACCTTGTGATGTTATCATACACAACGTCTTTCTTCTCAATGTCGGAGTAAGACGGAAGCTGGATCGCCAGGTATGGATATGTGAACACCATATTACACTCGTTTGTAATTACGTCTGCAATGTGTGTATCATCGTATGACAACATCTTGTCGTAGCACGAAACCCCGTAAATAACGCAGTGAGTCGTTCCAATACTTGGAGATCGTAGGTATGTCATACCATCCGATTTGGCGACGATTGAAACGTCTGGGTCATTAAGGTTCCCACATCCGTTCACGATTCCCACATTATGAACAAATCGTACGATATCACGGGCGTATGTAGCCAGTACGCCATTACTCACTATGAATTGACAGTCGTCCTCGATCACCCACACGTAGGGCAAGTTCCTTTGCTTCGCAGTTCGGATGATGAACTGGTGGGACAATAGACACCCACGTGCACCATTGTCGTCACGAATGCCGTTGACGACAATGATGTTGAAGGATGGATAGTTCTTCTGGAGCCTCTTGATATTTTCCATCCGGTCTTTCCGGTGCGGAAGGTGTATACAGAAGATATCCATTACTGGTACTCACGAAGGAATGTCTCTAGATCTTCCGGAACTCCTAGTCCCCACATCTTTGCGCAATCTGAAATAGTAATTTTCAGTCCGGATGCAATCGCCTCATTGTACACGGGTACAGTGTAGAACTCGTTGTTGACGCGAATGTTCTTGGAAATCATTTGCTCTGCGAACCGAACAAAGTCCGAACCACGTTTCCATGCATAGACACCTGTGGTTGCGTGGTCCGAGAACGGGTCCTTTTCACGGACCTCTGACACGAATCCGTCCTTGACAGCCGCATACGACCACTTGGGATTACGCTCCCCGTCAAACGTGGAGATAGTACCGTCTGTGCCCGACTCCAAGAATGAATGAACGAACTCAGTCGCATCAAACTCAATGAACTGATCGCTGTTCGCAATCATTAGCGGTGTATCGTTGTTGATCAGATGTTTGGCCAACAAAACAGTACATGCGGCGCCTTCTGTCACCTTGTCAACCACGAGGATCGAGCACCCGGGAGCAATCAACCGCAGGTGATCTTTGCATGACTCGGGGTAATCCGCACGAATGACAAACACAAATCGGGCACCGGGAACCGCAAGGTTATCTACAACCCACGAGATCATAGGCCTACCACGTACAGGGATCAACGGCTTGGGGTCCGGATATCCAGCTTTTGTGAAGCGACTGCCGTTTCCCGCCATCGGGATCACGATTGTGACCGGAGTCAATGCGTTCATTACAAACTCTTCAGTTAAAGAACTTGGCGTCGGAACGCATACGACCCGAGATCCACTCGCACGAGCAGCAGTCAGACCAATTGGCGAATCCTCGAAAATAAGTGTATCACGTGGAGAGACACCGGCCCTCCTATGACAAAGAGTATATATCTCTGGGTCGGGTTTGGGAGCACATACGTCTTCATTCGATACCGTGAAGGTAAAAAGATCAAAAATTCCCAGCGCAGTCAATGCGGCATTCAGAGTTGCACGGATACAGTTGGTTGCGCATACCACATGGTATCCTTCGGAACGGAGACGGGTCACCATCGAACGCAGTGCCGGTGAAGGAGATATGCGACCAACTGCATTTGCAGTCAAATACTGTTTCCTGGCAAAGATCTTTTCAAACAATGCGGGCGATAACCCCTTGTCTTCTGCGAGCATCATGAGTTTTGCCCGTGTGCTGCGACCATTGTATCTAGATTCGTGGTCGTCTCGTGATATACAGAATGCCTTCCCACAGACTTCGGCGATCGCATCGTTCAGAGATTCATAGTGCACTTCGCAAAAGTCGAGAAGAACTCCGTCCAGGTCAAATACGACTAGCTTCATTGACTTTCAAGGGAGAAACCATTTAAATCATGCTGATCATCGCCCATCGGGGGAATCTAGACGGACCCAACCGCACAACTGAGAATCGTGAGGAAACGATCGCAACTGCAATCGCAGAGGGGTTTGACTGCGAGATTGACGTATGGAGTGTCAATGGATGTCTTTGGTTGGGCCACGATGGACCCGATTACGAGACATCTGTTGCATTCTTGACGGTGTACTGTTCGAGTCTTTGGGTTCACTGTAAGAACCTGGATGCGCTCATCACATTGAAAGATCAGTTCAACTGCTTCTTTCATGACAAGGATACGTATACTTTGACAAGTAAAGGGTTCATCTGGGGTAACATCGGTAGCCCAACGACTGACAAGGTAATATGCGTCATGCCGCCTGGAGACACAGGCGTGGCACTTGGGGTGTGTACCGATTTTCCGAAACGATATAGACGGAACTCTTGATAAAGAGGAAACAATGTCCGGTGAGAGCGATGCGATATACGTGCGATACACTCAATATGTCCAATCTATTCTCCGATCCGTGAACATTTCTGAATTCAAGAGGAATCCCGCATATACATACATGCTCGAACACGTTCCGATCGACGTCGGACAACAGTATCTTGACAGTATTCGGGCTTCGGATGTATCCATCGACGACATCGCAGCCTACTGTTCCAAGAATGATCGTATTGGATCGCCTAGAGTGGCACAGTATGGGAATCTCGTTGCATCACCCACGTCACTACGGTATATCCGGCATGCTCTTCTCATTCTAGATCACTGCAGGAAGACCGGTACACTGAATCCGTCTTTTGTAGAGGTGGGATGCGGATATGGTGGGCTGGCACTTGCGATTGACCATTTCAGCCAGAGATATGGTGTCACTGTAAAGTCGTATACAATGGTCGACCTTGAGTATCCGTCGAAGCTGCAACGTCTTTACATGTCAAATCATGTAACTTCGTTCCCAGTCACATTCAAGCGGGCCGATACGTTTGGAAGTGATATCAATGGAAAGGATAACTTCTTGATCAGCTGCTACTGCTTCAGTGAAATCAGCGCAGTCGATCAGCGGAATTATGTGAACACACTGTTCCCCAAGTGCTCCCACGGGTTCATTCTTTGGAACCACATCAAACTGTACGATTTTGGAAAGCAGGTTACCATCGAGCCAGAGGTCCCGTTGACATGTCCATCGAATAGCGAGACGCCGAACTATCATGTTCGTTTTTAGACGTGTAGGATCGGGAACAGATGGAAAGAGAGCGGGTCCGTCTTCCAACGTTCAGTGTCTTCCAATGTAAGAGAATTGAGTTTATCTAGTAACTGAGTGTCGCTGATTTCATGCATGAACCTCAATACTTCCTTCGACTTTAGGATTGACACGGTGCTGTGTTTGTTCATTTGAATACATATGCCGGCACGTGCAGTTCGGTATGAAAATTCAACGTCCTCCCCTTCCCCCCAACGCTTTGTCTCATCGAGTGGATATCGAAGAGCGACATGTTTCTTCACAACGTAGTATGCACCCGATATATATGCAATTCTTGCTGTTATCGAGTTCAGCTTAAAATCGTAGGGAAGCAGGCATTGAGACTCAAATCGAGTGTCAATTGCATATACGTAGCGGAGGAATAGAAGAAAGTCCCGGAAACGAGAACCATCGGGATTGAGGATCTTGTTAACGCATACATCAAACGAGTTTCCAAACTCTAAGAAGCCGGTATACCAATCAGCGTGAAAAATCACATAGTCGTGAAGCAATACAACGTTTTCATAACTAGCAAGCCTGCATATCATGTTCTTTTTCCGGGTGATCCAATTGGGAGTAGACTCGTCGAATGGAACGAGTCTAATATGTGGCGAATGCCCCATGGGCCGAAGCGATGTGTTTCCTATGATTATGATCTCGTAGTTTGGAATGCACAGCGTTCGAATCGAGTCTACTACCTTGATAAGATTCGGATCAGACTTACCATCCGTAATAATTCCGAAAGTAAACTCCATGCTTGTACCCAAGAAAGCCACCATGCAGTTCAACCGTGCGAGCGGCAGGTTTACACGTGTAAAGAGCCCCTCGTCTGATAAGCTACTGATCCTCTATATGACAAACAATGACCGGTTATTCGTATTTGATAGGTTCATAGACGAAGTTAAGAGCGCATCCTGTAAGGGCGATATATACCTGCTCATTGTGAACACAACCAATGATGACAGTTATTCCTCTCGCATGGTTGGCCTAGGGGTTGCGTTCACAGTCGCATGCGTTCCATGCCCCCGCAGTGACTACCTGCCAAAGATACGATATGGAATACAGTTTGCCAAGCAGTTTGGGTTCTCGTATATGGTGAAGTGTGATAACGACATCATCATCCCGGCGTATACATTGGAATTCATGTATGCCAATCGAGCTGCAGTCAATGTGGGTCTAACGCTGTCTCCGGCACTGTCGACCGGAATACCTTCAGTTGAGTACTTCATTGATTCACTGTTTACCCCAGATGATACCGAGCGTATTCGAAGCGACTTTAAAGAGTGCATGTTTCACGATCAGGAGGGGATCTTCGATTATAGACCTCTGAACGCATGTACGATTGGCGCTGAAAAGTGGAATCCCGTAACGTACTTTAGAGCCCTTCGACAGCTCAGTGAGTCAATGGGGGTTGACAGCACCGGAAGGGATCGGCATGGACACTCTAAGTTTTACAGGGGAATGCACCCGGTGCGGCATGGATTCGGAAACGCACGGATAAATGAACTCATCATCAAGAACCGAGACAGGCTATTCTCTGACAAGCAGTGTTACATCGTAGCAGAAGAGAACACCTACTTGTGTAACATGTGTTTCATGATATCCACGCTTAACTACGATAAACTGATGAATGTCGAAAACCTTACCATTGATGGATGCGACGAGGTGCCTTTGAACCGTTATGCATGGAATACAGGTATGAAACATCAGATTGTGCGAAACGGGTATGCAATTCACATTACGTACAATTGGAGGTGGTTTCTGAATAACGTAGACGGTGGTAGCAATATCGAGAAACCTGTCGAATCAATCGTCGAATTTGAAGAGGCATTTGTTCGCAGATTATACGAGCCCAAGTTCGATATGTGTATCATGTACTTGACTTCGAATGATCGTCACCAGACATTCAAGCACACAGTTAAGGCACTCAGTGAATCTGCACACGTAGATAGGATCCACCTGCTGGTGTTAACGCACCACGACGATGCGGCGTTCTATGGTGACTGTCTCAAAGACGGTCATGTTTCACACACCGTCAAGACATTCGATCGTGACAATAACTACATGAATAAGATTCATTATACAATTGACTTTGCCGAGAAGGGCGGCATCCCCTATATCCTCAAGCACGACAACGATATCATAATGGGCTCATCTGTGTACGATCATATCTTCGAGCAAAAGACCATCCTTCAAGATGAGTCTCGTCTCGTTCTCACGCCAACGCTTACGTCGGGAATACCAACATGTGACATGTTTATCGAGGATTACTTGTCGACCGACGAGAAAGCATACATGCATGGTCTGTTCAAGCAGCATTCATTTGGCTCTGTTTGGGGTGTAGACTACACGAGCCTGAATGCGCATACAACGGGAGCATCTGAGTGGAATTCGGCTGCGTTTTACGAAGGTGTACGTGCGATTCCTCACTACTACAAGGGAATTCATCCGGTTAGAGTCAACGAGAAAGCACTGGTTGAACTAAACAAGCTGGTTATCAAGTACAAGTCCAAGATCTTAGAACACGATTCGTACACACTGTATGATGATAGGACGTCGCCGTATTTTTGTGATAGTATCTTCTGCATACGAACGGATGTCTACAAGAAGATTGTGAATGCGAATGAACTGTTCGTTGACTCGTTCGATGAAGTCCCCTTAAACCGGTGGAGATGTAACAACAACCAGTCTATTGTTGTCATACGACACGGTACAGCAATTCATTTCATGTACAACTGCATTCAAAATTATCTCGAATACGAGGCGTCATTTGTAAACATGATCTAAACCCGCAAAGCTGGATGGGGTTCCATCCACATTTGTGGTTTTGTATTGGTTCTGGGTTTGAATCCTCTCGGAGGTCCGGGGAGGACCCCTTGGGACGTCTAGTTGCTGTACGCCAGGCCACCCATGCCGCTCATCACGCGCAGCACGTTGTAGTTCACGGCGTAGACGCGCACCTGCGCCGTGCGGCCCGCACGCACCGTGTTCACGGACACCGTGAGCTGGAGCGTGGCCTTGTCGATACGGGAGAAGTTGCACGTGCCAGACGGCTGGTGCTCCTCCGGCTTGAGCGCAAAGGAGTACACGCAGATACCCGGGGCCGACGGCGTGCGGGTGTGGTGCTGGTACGTCTGCACGTACGTGAAGTAGCGACCCTCACGCTCCGTGAAGCGGTCCTGGCCGTTGAGCTGCAGCTTGGCAACCTCAATCGGGCACTTGCCAGAGCAGCGCGTGCCGGAGTCGAGGATGACCTTCGCCAGCAGGTAGTTGGTCGTGTCCTCAAACAGGTAGGCCTGGTCGTTACCGACCGAACTAATGTTAGTGTCCAGCCAAGAGGCACCGTTGAGCGACGGGCCAACCTGGATACCGAGACCCGGGAGGTACGGGCCCGACGTGCCATCAGCCGTCGTCGGCACGTTGAGGGTCGCCGCACCGCCACCCAGCGAGCCACGGGCCAGTACGTCCATGATCACACCCTCCGTCGAGAAGTCGTCGGAGTAGTTGAACGGCTGGCAGCCGTTGACCTCAGCAATGTGCGAGGGCGGGGGCTGCGAGCAGTCAACGAACGAGTCACGCTGGCACACCCACACAAGCTCCTTCACCGGGTGGTTGAAGTTCAGCTGGATCTTGTTCGAGCTCGACGTGATCGACTCGGCACCCGTGAACTGCAGCTGCTCGATGAGGTACTCGTGCGTCTGCTGGGCGAAGCGGCGACGCTCCTCCGTGTCCAGGTAGATGTAGTCGATGTACAGCGAGGCGGCCGTCAGCGACTGGATCGCCGTCGGCACCGAGCTCGACGTCGTCTGCAGCTCATAGTAGCAGCAGTTGATCCACTGCTCGAACTCCACGTTGATGCGCACCTCGTGGTACTGGAGGGCGATCAGCGGGATGGCCAGACCCGGGTTGCGGCAGAACCAGAACTGGAGCGGGATGTACAGCGTGCGGGCCGGGGTGCCGGCACGGGGGGCGCACGAGTTCGTCAGCTCAGCGCCCGCGCAGGACACATCCAGCGCATAGCCCTTGCGGTCCTTCATCAGCACCAGGTCGTGCGTGTTGCCCACCATCTCGTCGAGCGCACGCACCGTGCCCAGATCCTGCGTCAGCTGGGTCCAGATCTGCATCCAGTCGCCGTACTGGCGGTCGATGCGCTGGCCGCCAACCTCGAGCTCCACCGTCTTGATCACACGGTGACCCACGTAGTTGAGCCAGCGGAAGCGCTGGATCGCCGTGTTGTTGGCGCCATCGAGCTGAACCGCCGGGAGAACCAGCTGGATGTACGTGCGGAACATCAGATCGGCGTTACGGTTGATGATCGCCGTCACACGCTTGTTGAAGTCAGCCTGGCCGTTGAACGTCACCTCAATGGACTCCATGGCGAAGTTCGTGTGGCGCTTGAACAGCACCTTCCAGAACGTGATCTGGGGGTTGCCGCTGATGTAAATGTCCTGCGCACCATACGAGACGAGCTGAAGAAGACCGCCACCCATATTGCTTGTATGATACTCAGCAACAAAATTTCTTTCGAAAGAATCTACATGCACGACGACACTGCTTAAAAATGCGCATCTATGCGGTCAACTGCGACCCCCGCCGCGGCGAACGTCTGAAAGCTGCCGCAGCCCCTCTGAACCTCGACATTGTGTTAGTCCCAGCACCTCTGAAGAACGACCCAGAGGTGGTGCGCCGTGGGGCCACCTGTTTCGCCCGCAATACCTCGTACCCCACCGGGCTCGCAGCCACACTGGGGCATATTCGATGCATGAAAAGACTCGTTGAGTCTGGAGAACCGTTGGGAATCATCATTGAAGACGATGTGAGGTTTCACAAGGGTTTCAACAGTGTTGTAGAGTCGATGGAGGAATATATGAAGGAAGGAAATACCGATATCCTGTCGTTGGGATACATCAACATCCCACAGGGGGAACACTATCGTACGCATGGACACGTGTTGATCCGGAATGTGGGCGTTTCCAATCCGTGGGGTGCGCAATGCTACATGATCACACGTGAATGGGCCGCCAAGTTCTGTGCGATTTTTGAAGTGGATGACGTGTCTATTCCATATGGGTCGAATTTCGTTACTGACTGGGTCATGTTCGATCCAGTTCTAGGGTGCCGGCGAGATACACTGATGTGGCCGATTGCGGTTGAGGGACCCGATGAGCAGTCCATTGCCGGAGACAACCAACATAAACCGGATCTGTTTGCCACAGTTCCTCGTGACTACTTCTACCTGTAGACGTGGCACGTCCTACACTGCGGAACATACAGGTCAGCCCCACCAAAAGCAATCTGTCCATAGCCGGTCCGCAGCCTCCGGGTAAAGTGTGCAGGTTCCCCGCAAATACAGAGACTCGATAGATGCGTGATCTTGTTAGCCAGTGGAATTACGCTCAGAAACTCGCCAAATGGGCGGCGGTCAGAATCGCCAGAAAGTCCACTCAGTACCAGGTCCTTGTCGAGAGTATCGACCACAAACTCCACGAATGGAATCAGCCCCCGAAAGAACTGCGTCTCATCGACAATGACAATTGAAAAGGAGGAGAGAAAGTCCGCAGTCAAGCCATTCAGTGTGTTCGTGGTGTAGCATGGGAACGAGTCTCCGTCGTGCGTTGTGATCTCATCGACATTCATAGACCGGGTATCGATGGTGTGCTTGACCACCAACACCCGCAAGTTGTTAGCCGTGTACTTTCGGGCAAGGCTTAACGCATAGGACGTCTTGCCGGCAAACATCGGACCGAGCACAACTTCGAGTGACATTGCGAATTACATGTACACACTATGAAAACACCAATGGAGGAGGACGGTATAATTGCCACTATTGCCATCGCCGCCGTCTTGGCAGTTGCCTTGGCATGTGCATGTTGTTCGTATTTCGAGAGGCGAGTTGTCGAAGAAGAGGAGGAGGACGACTATGAGACTGCCGCATGAACAACCTTCATACTACCCGATGCTCAGGCGGAGATTCGTGCTGTGGCGGGTCAGGTTAGCGAACTCGTGTGTGGCGTGTTCCCCGTCTCTTGGTCCGCTTTGACCGCCTAGTCTTGCGATGACGGCCGCTGCCAGCCGGTCCCGAACCGGGAGGAATATACACCTTCTTAAAGGGAATACGGCTTGACTCCTTTGCACCACATGCGAGTACATAGAGAGTTGTTGGAACCGTGGGATTTGGGTTTGGATGTAATACAAGTGGAATAGCGTCCTTGAGAGATACATCAAATTCTCTGTGAATTTTGTCATATGTAGGATCTGCGTCCCCTTCACATTTATAGACTCCAAAACTATGAGGTGCTGTTGGATCATTCTCCGAAAACCCCAGAAAAAACGACCGAAACGTATATGTACCCGGACCATATACCCACCTGGTCTTCATCTGAGCATTAGAGCATATTGACTTCATCGACTTTATCCAGTTTGGACAG